TTATCTAACTTTAAACCTTTTGATGAAGTAACATCAGAGATGGTTCAAGGTTGGGTTATAGACGCTATGGGCGAAGAAGAAGTTGCTAACTTAGAAGCAAATTTAGATTCACAAATAGAAAATCAAAAAAATCCAACTTCAATTACTAAAACTTTAGATTCTTAGAATGGAATCATTTTTTGAAATAATTATACTAATAGCAGTTGTTGGGTTTATAATATATAAAAAGAAACCAGAGTGGATTGAATTAGTAAAATCCAAACTTAATAAGTAAGCATTATGGCAGATACCTTTACAACCAACCTTAATCTAACCAAGCCAGAAGTAGGCGCATCTACTAATACCTGGGGTGGAAAAATTAACACAGATTTAGATACTGTTGATGGTATTTTTACTGCAAATGGATCTGGAACTAGTGTTGGCCTTAATGTTGGTAATGGTAAAACTCTAACAGTAGCAGGAACCCTAACATCCACAGGAACAGCAACATTTACAACTATTGATATTAATGGCGGTTCTATTGACGGAGCAACTGTGGGAGCCAACTCAGCGTCTACAGGTGCATTTACTACTGTATCAACATCTGGTCTAGCTACTTTAAATAGCGTAACAGTAAGCGGTACATCTACCCTAACAACAGTAGATATTAACGGCGGTGCTATTGACGGCACGCCAATAGGTGCAAACAGCACATCAACTGTTGCGGCAACAACCGTAACTGCTAGTGGTAATGTAAATACCACAGCAGGAGAATTACAAATTAATGGAACCAATGTATTAGAAAAAATATATCCAGTCGGTTCTATCTACATCAACGCAGCCGTAAGCACAAACCCAGCAACATTGCTTGGCTTTGGTACATGGGTAGCTTTTGGAGCTGGTAAAACTATGGTTGGCCTTGACTCTGGAGATACAGACTTTGATACCCTAGAAGAAACAGGCGGCGCAAAAACACACACATTAACAATTTCTGAAATGCCATCGCATGACCATACATCATTGCATGGTGCTGCTAGTAGCAGTAGTAGACCATCTGGTTTTACCGCAGTAATAAACTCATCAACACCTAATAACTTTTATGGCGGAACCCCAGACGATCCTTGGGGTGCAAGTAAAACATTATCTACAGGTAGCGGTTCTGCTCACAATAACTTACAACCATATATAGTTGTATATATGTGGAAGCGAACAGCATAGGGCTAAATATGGCTCTATTTCCAATTACACCCCCAGCAGGAATAATAAAAAACGGTACTGACTACGCTAACAAAGGTCGTTGGGTAGACGGTGATTTAGTGCGTTTTGAAAATGGTTATTTAAAACCTTTGGGTGGTTGGGTTAAATTTAAAGATAATCCAGTCGGCACATTTTATAGTGGTACTGTTGGCACAACCTCATCTAGTAATACATTAACAATAACTACAACAGTGGTTCATGGTTTGAGTGTAGGAGATACTATTTATCTTGAAAGTTTTGACGCAACAGGTGGCGTACCACAATCAGAAATCAATACAAGTTTTAGTATTGCAAGCGTGCCAAGCACAACCACTTTTACAGTAAGCGCAAACACCTCTGCAACATCAACAGCGACATCATCTGCTTCAACAGTAATAAAAGCAGAAATACCAATAGGTATGTATTCTTATAAAACTAATAATGGCGAAGAGGTTTTAGCCATAGGAACAAGAGTTGGGGTAAATGTTTTATATAAAGATGTTTGGTATGACATAACACCAACAGGTTTTATCGGTGATGATGTTATTACATCTACTGGCTACGGTGCATACCATTATGGCGTAGAAGATTGGGGAGACGAGAGAAGTACGTCAGCATTAAACTTTAATACTAAAAGTTTTTCTTTTGATAACTGGGGAGAACATTTGGTTTTTTGTTTTGCAGGAGATGGTAAGTTATATCAGTGGAGGCCAGACGCAGGAAGCAATATTCCAGATACTATTGCAACACCAATTACCAATGCCCCGACAGGATGTCAGGCTGTTGTTGTAAGCAATGAAAGGCATTTAGTAGCCATAGGCGCAGGTGGAGATCCTAGAAAAATAGCATGGTCTGACAGAGAAGATAATACTAATTGGACATCTACTGCTAGAAATACAGCAGGTGACTTGCAAATACCTACAGGCGGCAAAGCTAACTATGCTGTTAAGTGGCAAAATGACATTATTATTTTTACCGATGTTGGTATTAACAGGCTTTACTATACAGGCTCTCCTTTTGTATACGGTATACAAGATGCAGGTGTTAACTGTAAAGCTATCAGTCCAAGGTCAATAGTATCTTCTGGTAGTTTTTTATCATGGATTAGTGAAAACTCATTCTTTTCTTTTAATGGTACAGTCAGAGAGTTAAAGTCAGACGTACACGACTACATCTTTGACAATATACAAGTTAATACACAGCAATCTACATTTGGTACACATAACATAGATTTTAATGAGATATGGTGGTTTTTCCCTGTGGGAGATGTAGACCAACTATCACCTAACAAGTATGTTATATGGAACTATATAGACAATGTTTGGAGTATAGGCTCTATGAATAGAAGTTGTTGGGTAGACCAAGGCGTATTTAATCATCCTTTGTCTTGCGACTCTAATGGCTTTGTATATGAACATGATAAAAGACCCTTGTTTAACTCTCCAAACTTAGGTGACCAAGTTCCATTTGCTACCACAGGACCGCTTGAGATTGGCAATGGCGATAAATTAGCACAGGTTAATCAAATACTACCAGACGAAGAATCCAATAGCTTACCAGGCATTACAATAGGTTTTAAAGGCAAGAACACACCACTGGGTACAGAAACAGACTTTGGTAACTTTACCTTTGAATCAGATGGTTATACCGATGCAAGGTTTACAGCAAGACAGGTATCTATGACGGTGACTGGTTCTTTAACCCAAGACTTCCAAGTTGGCAATATAAGATTAGATATAAAAACAAGAGGTAAACGATAATGGATTTATCCTCACAAAGACAGTATATACAAAGAATTGAAGTAGCACATAGCATACTTACAACCACAGACTTAACAACATTTTATACAGCTCCAAGTGGCGATGATTTTACTTGTTCTGTAATTGAATCTATTTTGGTATGCGACCACGATAATCAGCAAACTAAGATTACCTTTACAGTAGATAATGCAGGTGTTACTTATACTTTATTTAAAGAATATAATATTTCTGCCTATAATACGGAGGAGCTTTTAACCAGAAACATGTTCTTACATCAAGGCGATGTTTTGAAAATACAAGCAAATCGTGCTGGTAATTTAACTGTTTATGCAAGTATCGTAGAATATGCAAAAGGCGATTAAAAAGTCTTGGAAGGAAGAATGGATTAGGTGCAAGCCTCTTATAGCAAAGGCTATAAAATATCAAGACTCCTATACAATCGATGATATAGAAGCTAAAATAGATGAAGGAATATTCTTATTATGGGCAGGACAAAACTCTGCTTTTGTAACAGAATTTGTAGTATTCCCGCAACACACTGCAATGAATTTATTATTTTGTGGTGGCGATTACAAAGAATTAGAGATAATGTTGCCACACATAGAAGATTATGCCAAAGCGTGTGGAGTCAAAAGACTCTACGGCGGAGGCAGAAAAGGATGGACTAGGAAACTAAAACATCTAGGATTTGAAACAGAATATCTAATTAGAAAAGACTTATGAGTAAAGGAAAAACAACAACAACACAAGAAGCAACTCTACCAGATTGGCAGAAAGACTTGTATATGGACTACTATCAGCGTGCTAAAGAAGCATCTGATATACCATTTGTAGGTTATACAGGCGATAGATTCGTTGGCATGTCTCCAGAAGAAATGCAAATGGGTGCAGGAATACAAGGTTTATTTGGTAGCGCTTTTGGTTATGACCCAACAGGACAGCTACAAGCATTGGCTGGTCAAGCAGCTCCACAAATAGGAGATGTTCAGTCTTTATTAGATGTAGACATAGGTGCATATCAATCACCATATCAACAACAAGTTATAGATCTTGCAATGCAGGATATACAAGAACAATCTGAAATGGCACAACAAAGAGCGCAAGAGGCAGCGATAGGAGCTGGGGCTTTTGGTGGCTCTAGGTCAGCGCTGTTAGAGACAGAAGCTACTAAGCCTTATGCACAGGCTGCCGCAGAAACAGCTGCTGGTTTAAGACAAGCAGGCTATCAGCAGGCGCTGGGCGCGGCTGAGTCAGATATAGCAAGACAACAACAGATGGCCATGCTTGCACCAGAATTAGAGCTAAGAAGCCGTCAGCAACAAGCTGGTTTATTAAGTGGTTTACTGGGTGGACAACAACAAGCTTTAGGCTTACTCGGTGGCTACGGTGCTTTATCAAGAGGATTAGGACAACAAGAACAAGACTTTGCTTTCCAAGAGTTTATGAGAGAGCAGGGTTATCCAGCATACTCATTAGGTTTATTAGGCCAAGGTTTAGGCATGATGCCTCAGTTGGTTGGTAGAAACACAGTTGAAGAACAGTTTGCAAGTCCGTTAAGTGTTGGGGGTGATTTATTGGGAATGGCGGCAGGAATGGCTTCGGGTGGTTTATTTGGACCTTTATCCGCAGGTTCAACGGCTGGAATGGCTACTCCTCAAATTAATATGCCCTCTTACTTACCAGGAGCGGGAACAGGATTACCAGGATTTTAATTATGGCATTTGGAAAACCTAAAACACCATTAACACCAAGACAACAGGCTGAAAGAAATAGAAGGCGCGCTATAGGATTAACCGCAGCAGCATCTGCTTTTAAAGGTGGCGATCCTGTAGGAAGCGTTTTGGGGTTACAACAACAGTTTGAGGCTCAACAGCAAAAAGCAGAGCAGGAAGAGTTATTAAAACAATTTGCAGACGACCCAAGATATGCCGATATGATTAAGTTATATCAAGCTGGTTTAGATCCTAGAATGTTTGCGCCTAAAACAACAAAAGGACCACCTTCCTACGAAGAATATAGAAGAACAGACTCAACACCTACAGAAGCAGAATATCTTGCGTTTTTACAAGAACAAAAAAAAGCAGGAGCTTCTACTACAACAGTACAATTACCCAAAGAAGAAGAGGAATATATTAAATCTTTAGCTAAACTTGGTGAAACAGATATTACAGAGTCCAGAAAAATTGCAACAACAAGCAGAGAGCTAATACCAAGATTGCAAACAGCGCAAATATTATTACAAAATCCAGACTTTGTAACAGGTCCATTAACAGAAAAGTTTTTACCATTAAAGAAACTTTATAATGACTTAACTGGACAAGATCAAACAGAAGTAAGTGGACAAGAATTGTTCCAGGCTCTTGCTAACTATACAGTACCAAGAATGAGGCCTCCTGGATCTGGTGCAACTTCAGACTTTGAAGCTAATTTATTTTCAACAGCAACTATAGGATTAGGTAAATCAAAAGAATCTAACGAATTGTTGGTTGCAACAATGATTCAGCAAGCAAAAAGAGAGCAAAAATTATTAAAAGAAAAAGAAAAATATTATTTAAAAAACAAAGGTAACACAGTTGGTTTTGAACAATATTTAGAAGAAAATAATTTAGTACCTCCCCTATATCAACAGATTAATTTACAAAGCCAAGACATTGGTGAATTTTATGACAAAGGATTGATTAGAAATGGTGAAGCTTATATTGATATGACAGATCCAAATTTCCCAAAACTAACGGTCTTTAGAATAGCGGATTTTGATTAATGGCAAGCTATAAAGGAAAAAAATATACACCAAATAAATCTGTAGTAGATAGATCTAAAATAGGTGGATTTAAAGATATTGTAAGATCTGCACTAGGACAAGGATTGGCTTTTGGTTTCGGAGACGAGGTTGAAGCTTTTACAAGATCGTTAGCCAGCGACAAAGATTATGAAGATATAGTAAAAGAAATTAGATCAGAAATTGAATTATTTAGAAAAGAAAAACCAGCTTTAGCTTATGGCTCTGAAATAGCTGGAGGTATTTTTACTGGTGGTTTGGGTGTTGGAAGAACAGCATTAGGAACAGCAGGAAGAAGCGCCTTAACTGGCGGAGCTTATGGTGTGGGTATGGCAGAAGGTCCAGCTGAAGAAAGACTAAAATCAGGTGCTGTTAGCGCAAGTTTATCTGGTATTGCTGGTCCTGTTTTACAAAAAGTATTACCAACAAAGACTCCACAGGCAAAGGAATTAATGGAAGAAGGT